CAACTGTCTAAGGAAAGTATAGCATACTTTCTAACCTATTAAGACATACTCCACTCCGAAAAGCGTTTGTATCATCACGTAGATGCCAAGAGCAAAGATTGCTCCGAGCATCACTAGATAAATATGGAATAATGTTTCAGTTGAAGCTTTCATTACTTCCCTCTCTTTCCTAGCGTTGAGCCAGTCAATAACGCCCCGAAGGCCAGATGGAACAACCCGCCACCCTTGAGTGTAAACGGGTCATGCTGACTTACTAATTTCTTTAGATATTCCATCTGTACCATCGGGTCTTCCATCAGTTGTAGGTTTGCCATATAACCATCTACATCTAAGGTCGCCCTAGATAATCCATACCAAACAGGCACAACTACGAAATCGTAGACGCAAATGATGAGGTAGGTAACTAAGGCAGTCCATCGCCAGTAATCAACCATACTTACTTCACGCTAATTGGCACTTCAGTGTTGTTAGTTAAGCTACTAGTGCTTATCTTCACAGTGGACTCCAGCACGAAGTCAGCAGAATCAATTCCATCTCCGTCACCAATGGTCGAGTTCTTTATAATCAAAGAACCTGCTTTGATCTGGTCTAGTACGACTGGCGCACCGTAAGCCGATACGTTCTTGATGTGCAACTGGGCGCATTGTGCGCTGGTTCCTATAACGTCAATCCAAATACGGTCATAATCTGACTTGGTGATTGATGGCATATCGACAGCACCACGAGTGCTTGCAACCGTGATGTCTTTGATACCATTAGCTAACGTCGGACTAAATGAGTTACCGTCAGCTTTGTTATCATTGACAGTTAGGCTGTAAATCTCAGAGTTCTTTATTGTCAGTGAAGGAGCAACTAGGTTGTCGATGATTACTTCATCACACTCTAGCCAGATGCTTGTACTTCCGGTCGTGATCTTCAGAGATTCACTTACTGCGCTCGAACCAACTTCAAGGTCGTCTATGATAATGCCTTTGATTCTAGCCCCACCGATGTTCAGTTTGAGTGTCTGAGTCTCTGGACTGTTCCCTAAGTCCTGTCCGATGCCCACAACCTTGTCCTGTGAGCCTACCGTGTACTCCGCAGCTGTTGGGAATGTTATTGCTTGCTCTACTCCGACAGCAGCAAAGGCAATTGCGACCACAACGACAAGACCTGCGATGCTTATGGAAACCCCAGCCATCTTCTTGAAGTGGCCGCCAACGCTTATCTTAGACACCACCCTAGGGATTGCGATGTCGATTGTCGGAAAGCCGAAATCAGTACGTACCTTGGGTAGTCGAAATCTAGGTAGCCTAAATTTCTTGTTCTTTATTACGAGTTTCATTATTTATTTTCCTCCCGAGCTATAAGCCTTCAGGATTTCTGATAAGCCACCACTAACAGGGATACTTAGCACAGCCAAAGCAAGTAGCAAAGGTTCGATGTTGTCGAGAGTTTCTGGGTTGCTAGTAGCACTCCAGATAATCCTGCCAGCCAAAGTTAGCCATACAACAACTATAGGAAAGAAAACAAGCAGCGTTATAAGCTGCTGCCCCGTGAGGGTTACATCTTTACCAGAAGATTCTTCTTCTTCTTCACCCTCAACGGGGGAAGTATTTATTTCATCTTTAGTTTTTTCGACCAAGCCTTTCCCTCAATGAACGTAAACCGTATCCTATAGTATTATACTACGGGATTCTAGAATCCTGCATCCCCTCGTAGTCGTCGGTAAGAGCTATTGCATAGTCTAACTGGAGGCGTAAGTCATCTTCGGTCATAACCCCCGACACCTGTGCCACAGGCTCTTCCCTATGAAAAATAAGGAGGGTTGGAATGCTTCTAATACTAAATGCTTCTGCCAATTCAGGATGGTCATCAATATTAATTTTTACAAAGTCCATATCGTAGTCGGTTGAAACTTTTTCTATTAGTGGGGTTAGGACTTTACACGGACCACACCACTCAGCCCAAAAATCTACCACAACTAGCCGTTTAGACTCAAGTACCACTTCATCGAAGGTTTCATAAGTTACAGAAAGCATGTGTACTCCTTGACGAACTCATCGGGGGAAAATACCCTATCGAAACGTTGTAAATAATAGCGTTCATCTTGAACTCGGTCATCAACGGCCACGGAAAGTTCAGGTATTTTATCCCAAGTGTCGTACTTATCGAACGCCTCTAGGTCGTAGTCCTGAAATAGCTTCAAACCCATCTCTTTTGCCCAAGCTTTTCCACCACCTGACCATATCCTAACTTCGGTGGAGCCTAGTTCAAGAACTTTACGTACAGCTGAGACTAGATCTTCATTAACTGTATATTGTCCATGGTAGGGTCTTAGAGGGTCATCCCAAAATACCAAGGTTTCATCTACATCTATATATATTCTACTAACCATTTGACTTTTCCCTTATATAGGGACTTCTTGTATTCTCGGAGTTGGCTGTTGTTGTTTGACCACTCGTTTCACCAACATAGTCAGCTCGGCCAGGTGCGTATCTAAATGAGACTCCGAAATAGGTAAACCCATTTTTACATCATCGCTGCAAAGCTCTAACCTTTTAAGAATCTCTCGACACTCTAAACTGGATATGGTTACAGAATTCCTTACCGTGATCGGTTTATCATCCATTATTATCACCAGCTGCTCTCGCTAGACCCTTTAGATATTTCTGAAGTTCGTATGCTGGAATTTCCATTGGGTGGGTTTTAGCGTTAGGAGTTTTCATAAGTTTCAAAACGTATGTAGTAAACCAACGAACCTTTCCTGAAAGGAGTTTAACATCAAGAATACGTAAAGGTTTAGTAACTTCTTGATCTATGGCATGGAATGTTTCGTGGGCATACATACCAAATTCATAGATTAGAGATTCTTCGTCGCCATATTTTTCTCGGAACTTCTCCGTAACTACAGGATATCTCGGAGTGTAGTAGATAGTTCCACCTATGGTGATGCCCTGAGGCTTGGAGGGGAGGTTCCCTGCTATTGTTCCAATAACAGAGTGTTCTTTTACAGGGGGAAGGTACCCAAACATTTCTGAGTACCCCATAAATTCTTTAGATAGTTCATCCCGTAAAGTTTGAACCCAGTACAATGGAAACTTTTCATAATATTGGTAGTTTTTAGCCATTCAACCCCCCTAAAGAGATTTTAATTGTCTAAATATATGTTTCAGTATAGGCGTTACATTTCATACATCTTCGCTCTACTACCACCCCGTTCAGATGGGTAATAGTAAAATTACTACTACAGAATGGACAGACTTGACATCTGTCACACTTGACTCCTGAGGAGTCCACATTGCCTGGGTATATTAATTCCTCTTCACACACATTACATTTTTCAATCAGTTCAGTCTTATCCATATTCAACTCCTCTTATACTATGACTAGGTACAGCACTATTATTTGGGTAAAAAGGTGGTAGGCTCTCCGCAAAAATCACAAATGACTTCCGCTTTGGGAATTTTTCCCTTAAATTTAGATAGCTTTAAAATAGGCTTATGTTTGTGGAATAATTTATTTAACAGCCACATGGGGATAACCAGGAGCTACAGGGTGCTACGTCCAAACAACGTTCCAAACACCGTAGGAGTTTCGGAACCGGCACCATTAGTGAACGAAATATTCTGGCGAATGTCTAGTGGCCAGGATGGTTCCCATATTGCCGACACAGAGACATCAACTAGGTGACTTCGTTCCCTACTAGCGTGACCTACTGCCTTTACATCGGCTGTGGTGTCAAAGGCTATCAAAGTATCGTGAGAGAAGTTAAGTCTAAACCCTTTAATAACTGAAAGAGGGGATATTCTTTGCGTCATGGAAGCGTCGGCAGTTCCCCGCCATGAACAGTTTGCTTGAGCAATCGGGTTTATAAATTCTGTAGCCATGCTGTCTTGACGATGCTCTATCTGTAAACTGTCAAAGAACAGATTTGTGTTATGTTGGGCAGATGTTCCAAACCAAACCCTATAAGTTGCCGAAGTAGCGGGTAGGACGAACCTACATTCTAGTCTCTGATAAGAATCAGTCACATTAACTACGGCGGAAGTTGCTACGTCAGTTCCGTCACTATCTTTAATTTTTAGGATTACCGTGGCATCCGCATCGGAAGCGTCACGAACATATATAGAGGCGACGAGATAAGTATCTAGCCCGCCTATATTAGTTACAGTAGCGTAAGCCCCTTCAAGAGCAGCAGAGTTAGCTGGGTTCAACTGTAGGGAGTGTGTTCCCAAGCGGGGAGTTGTAGTAACTCTAGTTGCAGGAGCTCCATCATTGGTTACACCAGTGGCGGAGTTTTGAAAGAGGGAATTGGTAAACAGGTTTACAGCAGCGGGGCGATTTGCGTTTTCTGTTTGAATATTATATAAATCTAGCGGAGTTTCAGCAGTAGCTAGAACTTGGCTAACAGGAACTATGCGGTTAAAGGCATGAACACTTTCTTTTACCGAGAAATCTACTAAGTTATCCGACTGTGACCGGACTAAAGTATCCAATTGTTGCACACTGTTTGTAAAATTGCCCATTGCCTACCTAATCCTCACTGTTTGAGAGGGCTTCGTTATATGCCCGTCTTCTATTATATCACCATTTCGGTATCTAGGACTGTAAATCCATCAGCGGACAGTACTATACGTTCCATATCTAGATCACCATTCTTAAGTGCCTGAATCACCTTGATAAGAATGTCGTATTTCTCTTCCAGTTCTTCGATTTCACTCATAATTCACCTTTTCTCGCTAATCTAAATAGTGGTCACCCTCCGAAGAAGGTGACCACCACTAGTTTATTCTTTACGCACCGTAGAGTTTGATGATGAATTTACCTGCATCATAAACTGCATCTGTAGTTCCACCACCACCTACCAAGTATAGATACTTGTCAGCGGCTGGCATACCAGTAATAGGTCGTGTAACTGTTCCGTCGATAGCAATTGTCCAGTCGGCAGCAGCAGTCAAGACAACAGTTTGGTTTGTCAAAGCTGTTATCGCCGTATCTTCTGCACCAGTAGCTTCGTCAGCATACCACACATCAATATCTGGCTCACCTGTGCCCGGAGCCTCTAGACATTGAACGTAACCAGCAAAGATGGTTCCGTTTACAGCATCCGTAACCTGCCCAATGTGGCAGTTTGCGGTAGCTGCTTTACCAATAATATCGGTAACTACATTAGAGCTTAGTCCGGTAAGATCAATGAAAATAGTCGTTTCAAAGATAGCACCAATTTTTACTACTGATGAGTGGTACACAGTACCAGTACCGCCAGTAATACCTGTTCCCGCAGTCATAGGAGCAGTAGTTCCCAAGCTAGTTGCACCTGCAACAGCAAGAGTACCAGAGACTTCGGTTGCTGCGGATGCAACGTTTAGGGAGTCGCCATCCCAAGAAATTGTAGCGTCGCTACCTGTACCAAAGATGAGGGTCTCATCGTCAGCAAAGTAGTTGAAATCGTAACCTAGAGCGGAACGAGCCAGAAGACGAGCATCGCCCGTTACGTCTGACATCTTAAAAGTATGTTTAGCCATTATATTTTGTCCTCATTAGTGAAAGACATGCCGTTCACATCATCTTGAATAGTGCGATTTGTTCGCCACATGGTTTGTTTTATTGATTTTTTCAAAGCTATAGTTGGAAGACTGTCGGGTAGGGAAGCTTCTATGAGATTCATAATTTCTCCCACCATCCTATTAGTCTGTATATCCAAACTTTGTATCACGCCATCGACGTACACACTTCGCATTATTCACCATTACATTACATTACATTCAATAGAAGGCGACCCCCCCATTTCTGAAGGGGTCGCCACCACAAGTCAATTAGACTATGCGCTCAAGTCTGCAATCTTGGCGGTGTGCCAAATGTTGCGGGCTCGAAGTTCAGCCATAGTGTAGAGAAGACCACGAACTACCAGCGAGTTAGCTGCAAAGTAGTCACGGTTCTCAACATACTGCGTAGGCTGTGCCACAGCAATTTCAACAGCATCTGTGTCAAGAACGTAAACGTTCTGACCAAGAACTGCGTCAGCCGAAGAAACTGAAACAGGAACGTCGTTGTCCGTGAGGATCGGAATTCCCATGTAAGTCGAAAGGATAAGACCCGTTCGAGTACCTGGGAATGTTCGCTCGTCACCAACACCAACTTCAAACTCTTCCTGACCCATGTATCGCTGTTGCGAGTTCAGGAGTCGTTCGAGTTTGAAGTACTGGTCGTGTCCCATGAGGATGAGGTTTGGCTCACCACCATTCTTACGAATGTTCAGGATTGCGTTGTCCAAAAGGTTCAACGACAAGTCACGGCCTGTACCAGCGTTGTACTGTACCGAAGCACCTGCGTTCCAGGTACCAGCAGTACGGTCAGCATACGTTAGGTTGTATGCTCGTACACCACCGTTAGCGGTGTAGTTAGAGTGGGATGCGCCACCAACTGCTGCACCGTCTTCCCAGACGATATCATCAATTGAAGTCATACCTGCACGACTGTAAATCGCAGCAACGTCACCGTCAGCGTAAGTAGTGCCTGAAGCAACCGTTACAACACCAGTTGAGGTGTTGACAGCCGAAACTACAGAACCACTCGTGCGGTCCCAGTCAGTAGCACTTAGGTCGTACTGCGAAACTGCGTCACCAACTTTGAAGTTCTTAGCTACGGAAGCTGGAACCGTGAAAGTGGTAGTCGCACCTGCGCTCGCCAAGTAAGCAGAACCAGCAAGGAGTTCCTCGTTGATTTCTTTTACGTGGTCAATTTCTGCATTCTCATGCTCCATAGCAAGAATGTCACCAGCACCACCCTCAAGGTTGGCGGTGAAGATTGCCTTCACAGCTGCACCAAAGGTAGTACCAACGATTCTTGGGAGGGAGTTGACATTCTCAATATTTGAGATGTCCACGGTTGGGAGAGATCCCGTTTCCGTGATCGGACGAGATCGCCCGGAACCACGGTCGGTTCGTACACGCCAACCGACGCTGTTGCCCCATACCACACGGGGTAGGGCATTCCAGAATCGAGTCTGGTTGTTTAGAGCGTGCCACACTTTGCGGCCATATGTAGCGTTAAAAATTCCAGTAGCGGAGTCAACCGTAAAATATGACTGTTTCTGCATGAAATCTGGTCCGAAGACGTTTTCAAGCAAACCACGGCCACGTTGAGCCTGACTGAAGTACTGAAATAGTGATGGGTTATTAGAAGCCATTATCTATCTTATATCTCCTGTGTTACTTCTGATTCAGGATGCCCGTGAGGGAATCCCCTTGACCAGCCATACTGACCTGCATTTCTGCCATGTCAGAGTAGCTCATCTTGGTAAGTTGATCGACTACAGTTTCTGCGTCGAATGCCTCACCAGATTTAGCAAGTGCGCCGATTTCTGCTGCTTTTTCA